CAGCTTAAATGTGTCGCCGGTTGATGCAGTAAAGTTGTGCGTTGCAACAAGCAATTCTTGCTTGAAGCTCGTGCAGATTGCTGAGGTGATGGCCATCTCTCACAGCTCCTTCATAATATCCGCCATATCTGCGTGACCGTTCTGGCGTAACAGATTTGCGAGGGTTACACGATCACTTCTGATCGCGTTCTTGATCCCTTGCAATATTATCTGATAAACATCCTGTCGGAAAGCCTCAGCTTGCTGCCGAATGTGGGGTGCAGCATTGCCGCTTATACCCACGATTTTGTTGGTTATTTGTTCGGCCCAGAACTCTGGGTCATGGCCCTTATTGTCGGTCGTGGAAACCATGACGGTTCCCAGTTTGAAGCCAATGTCATCCTTCATCATCCTTTGTACGGCTCCGGGGCTGATGGCATTTCAATGGTCTCGAAACCGTGCTTACGAGTCATTTCTCCCAGCTTGGAAACCGGGAAAACGAACCACTCCTCGTTGTGCGGCATGGCGACCAAAGGATCATCCAGTCTGTGATAACCGTACAGGCGCTCGGTGACCGGCACGTTGCTGTCGAGCAGGGATGAGCGAGGAGACGCACCAATAGCAATGCCTGCTTCGATGCACTTGCAGATCCAAAATTCTACGCAAGCCCTGCCAGCTTCAGCGAAATGCAGGTTGTGACGATAAGAAAAATCGAGGCCAAACAGGTCAATCTGACCAACTTGGTTCCAGTATGCAAACCCAATCGCATAAGCCACCGTATTATTGAAGTACGCGCACTTTGTCGCGGTCATGACCTCAGCGAGCGGGTACTCGACGAGCGCAGGGACGCGCTCGTCCAACTCGCAGGTATAAATCGGTTTATCGAAAACCGGCAGCTCGCGCCGCATCACGTCGGTTTGATTGCCTGCATCTTCGCTGTCGAGAAACCGGGACGCCGGGTCCATCATAAAGACGCGATCACAAGGGAAGACGGCCAGTGCGCTGTTGATGCACCATACCTCATCCCATTGCTTGCTGTTTTCTTTACCAATGACGTAATCAATCTGGCTTGCGCCAAGACCGATTAGTGCGATTTTTTTGCCTTTAAGCTCTTCAATTCTCTCCATCAAGAAACCCCTGTCCGTAATAAGTCATAGCGATACTCATCTCTCGTATCTCGACCTTCGGACAGGTTCTTCATTCTTGCGACTGCCTGCTGGAATCGAGATTCGAGACCGGCAACCACGTCTGGAGTTTCTTTAAGGAAAATAGCCGCTTCTGCTAACGTGCCGTAAAGCAGAGCATCAGGATAATCGGTTGATAGTAGCGTAGTGCCACTGTCTGACCCTGATGTGAGAGACGCTGGTTCGTACAGGTAATGAAGCTCGACGCTGTAATCAGCGTCAGGAACCGGAACTAGCTCGAAAGCAGCATCATCGAATTGGCTGTAATACTTTGGGCGACCCCGGCTTGACTGCGTTGGATCATACTCCTTCAAGAAAGAAGGGTGCTTGAAAAGCAGATAATGATACGTTCCGCTGTCGATCACGGCCAGTGAGAAAGGTGCATAAAAGTCGCTAGGCGTTGCCAAAAACCGGTTGTTGGTTGATGTCGTTGCCGTCACGTTTTTTCGCTGCTCAGATAGCTGAACTAGCTTAAATATGCGCGTTTCTGCCTCTTGAATAAACGTGTTCAGGTTGGCATTGAAAGTCGTTTCATCGACCTGCAAGTAGTCCTGTACCGCCGTCTTCAAGCTCGCTAACGTAAAACTCATGACGTGGTTACCTCCACGGTGCCAACACTACACGTTATTCCAAATGTTTGCAATTCTGTGCCCAAAATCCCATTTCCTACGTTGGTATAAACCGTAAAGAAATTGTTGTCGTTGCCGTCTGACGATGGGTCTGGGCGTGGATCTTTCAAAGCCTGCGGATCAACCGGCGTCGGTTTCCGCATGAGCTGAGGATGCTTAGGCGACCACTGATCTGGTCCGACCAAATAACCATCCCACGTTTTTTTCATATCACGCAAGCGATAGCGGAACCCAGTGATGTCACAGATTCCGTAGGCATGCTTGTTAGTTGCAAAGGCCATGACTAGGCAATGTTGTAATTACGCAAATCAGGCGCGACGCGGAAGCTCGCACGCTCCTCGTCTTGACTGAGGGCGCGGGTGAACTCCTCCTCGTACAGCCCTTTCAAGAGCTGAACTTTGTCGGGCGCTTTCTTCAAGGCCAGATAATAGGCCAAGCCTGCAACCATGCAAGGATAAAACCGGAAAGGCATTTGCAGAGTGTTCGCGCCTGCATCAGCATCGTCCATCCTCGTCAATGTATTGCAGTAAACCGTGTAAGTGCTGTTCTTGTCGGGCGCAGGCCAAACCGTAATGGTTGGGGTGATCTGCTTGTCGATGAAGAACTGATTCGGCTTGCCGGTTGTTGATTTGGTTGCCATGTGAGCGTATTCAGCACGGCTCATCCTGCTCAGCGGGATATCGGTTGCCGTGCCCTGAATCGTTTCGCGGACAAAGACATCAAGCACGTCGATTGCTGCGGTGCCGTTCGATGAATCAATATTGTAGGTAATTTGATTCAAAACCATCGGAATGCTGTTCTGCTGAATGGTCCACTGGTTCAACCCACGGTTCGCCCACTCAGCCAGCATCAGGTTCATCGAACGACGAGCCGTGCGCAGGTCGTAACCTGTGCGCAGCTCTAGTCCACATCTTTCAAACGCCTCTTCGACGTATTCCGCAACGTCAGGCTCGAAGTCTTTGCTTCCGCTAACGGCCATTTATTACCGCTCCATGCCCCTACCGCGACCTCTTGGTCCGCCGGTCATTGTTGGTCGCTTCGGCCCACGTCCGCGTCCACGTCCCATTGGAGGAGGTGTGCGTCCGCCGGTTGAGGGTCTGCCACGTCGAGGCATTGGGGGACGTGATCGTCCTCCGCCCATGCCACCCAAGCCAAGTGCATCTCGAATGCTCTGACCTATGCTTTCTAAGCGACGAGGACCCATTCGGCCTGCATCTGGCATCGGACCCATAACCGGGGGTCGCAAACGACCGCCACCGGGTAACCGTGGTTCTGGCATCCTGCCTCCCATCGGAGGTTGAGGCATCCTGCCACCAGTCATCGGAGGACGGCGACCGGGACCTCTTTGTAAGGCGGCGCGTCTTCGCAATTCTCCGCCGGGACCAGCGCTACCAAGGCCGCCGGGACCACCGCCTAACGTGCCTGCCATCATTCTACCGCCGGGAGCGCTAGGACCTCCAGCAGTACCCCTGCCGGGAGGCATAGGAACCGAAGGCACAGGAATTTCCATTCTAGGGCCACGTCTGGGTGGTGGAGTAGGGCCAGACTGAACCGGAGGTCTACGTGTTGGCGTCGGGGCCGGTGTATTCGATGCGCCGGTCTGATCGCCATAAATACCGGTTAGCCTTTGCACTTCAGCAGGATTCTGCCCGGTTTGCTGGGCGTATTGCTGTGCGCTCGCAAGCATGCTTCGCTGCACATCGCTCAATGTCTCAGGATCGCCGGGACCTCTAACATCGCCGCCGCCCTGCTTGCGCTGGACGCGACCGTATAAACCAGAGTTACCCTTTGGCTTTGATTTCATGTGCGCCTTTTTGTTTCCGTGGCTCGCGCTGCCACCATGCTTGTATTTTTTCATGTGATCTGAGTCCTTCATGATGGTGCCATCAGGCATTTTGTGATAACCCTTCTTCATTCTAACCTCTTCTTCCGAATAAACCAGAGTTACCCGGTTTTTTGTTAATTGAACCCCCGCTCGCAGCAAAGGTTTTAACCATTGTCGGTTTGCCCCCGACGCCTTGTCGCTTCGATCTCTTCCTTCGCACTGCGCTCTGCTTCTCGCCGGAACTCATGCTGACGGCGGTCGCTAAGGGCACGCACTTTGGATAAGAGCGTCCGCTTGCTTTTTTTGACGCTTTTTTTCGGCCACATGGTTGATACTTTCCGTCCTTCTTCTTGGACCCGATATCAACCCATTTTTCGCCAAACCATTTGTCAAGTCCAGATTTAGCCACGAGGAACTCGAACTTGCTTTCGTTTGCTTTCCATCACGGCCCCGCAACCCTTGGGGTCCATATAAACCGAACCGCCCATAGACATCTTCTTAGCACCCTTATATGTGCCGCCAGATTTCTTGTATTCTTTAACCATCCAAGCGTTTCCGTAAGCTGACGGGTAAACATCAAACTTTTGCTTTGCCTTAGCCTTCGCTTTTTTGTACAGCGAAGGGTTAGCAACGTTTTCAGGAACACTGCTCGCAGAACCGCCAGATCGTAAGCGGATTGCATCAAGCGTTTTTGCTTGAGCCGCGTGTGTTTTGCTGGCTTTTCGTAAGGCTTTTACAACTTTTTTAATTTTTTCTTTTGCCATTATCTGCCCCTGCCTATTCTTCGCGCTGGGATTCTGGGCGCAACTTTAGGCGTAGGCGTTGGCGCTCTCGGAATAACTTTGGGCGTGGGCGGCGGAACGGTCGGAACTGGGATAAATTGCTTCGTATCCTTTTTGTCAGGAACAGGTTGTCTTACCGGCGTTCTGGCAGCTTTAGCATCACGCGCTTCAATAGCTTTTTGAGCATCCAAGATTTGATCGATCCTTGCTTGAACGTCAGGCGGTAAAGCGGTTCCTCTACCCTCTACTTGAGCAAGCCTTTCCTCAATCGACCCAAGATCGGGGATCTCTCTTCCTTGCAGCTCTTTTATCCGTTGCTCAATTCCGCTCAAATCAGGACCTTTCCTTCCTTCGACCTGAGCTATTCTTTCTTGCAAGCCAGAAATGTCTGGAACGCTAATTCCTTCTTGTATCTGCTGCCTGAGCGCGTCTACGTCAATATTCTGCGGAATCTTTCCTTGCAGCTCTTGGATTCGAGACTCTATACCGCTCAGATCGACCTGCGGAACGTTTAGTCCCTGCTGGACCTGCTGCCTAATCGCATCGATATCGATATTGGGAACATTGATGCCTTCTTGAACTTGTTGGCGAATCGCATCGATGTCGATATTGCCAAGACCTTCTTGGATCTGTGATCTCAGCGCATCAACATCAATTTGGGGTTGAGCCTGCACCTTACCAGACAGGTCGGTTTGAGCAGCCTGTATCGCCGCAATCCGCTCATTCAGATCACCTAAACCAAGACTGTCTTGTACTTGCTGTCGGATTTGAGCAATCGTTTCTTCGGGTACTACTGATCTACCGGTGCCAATGCTTTCGGCAATTTGCTGCCTTAGCTCGTCAACGTTAATGTTAGGAAGATCTAGCTGACTCTTGATCGCCTCGATGTCTGGTTTTCGGCCTTCCAGCTCAGCGATTCTTGCAAGCAGCTCATCTCGTTCTGATTGACCAGCCGTTCTATATTCTTGCTCCCTTGCGGCAGCAGCAGCTTCCTGATCTGCGAGCCTTTGGTTCAGCTCATCAAACCGGGCCTGCATTGCTTTGTCAGCTTCTGCCTGCGCAGCCGCTTGAGCCTCAGCATCAGCACGCGCTTTTGCTTCTCGATCAGCTTGTTGCTGCGCTAACTGATCTTGAAAGTCTTGTTGCTGTTGCTGGATAACTGGCGCTTGCTCTCGCATTTGACCAAGCGCAGTGTCGAACAAGTCTCCTGCGCCACCGCTCGTCGGTGTCCTGAACATATCCATCGGAGAACCGGGGCGTTCGCCTCGATCAAACACTGGGCGGTTCATCAAGTAGTCGCCCATCTGTCCGTATGGATTGTAACCAGCGCCGTATTCGGCAATAGAATCCATTAGGTTCCCGTATGGGCTGTCTTGCAAACCAGAACCATACGGTCGGAAAAGGTCGCTTATGCCGCCTTGTTGCTGGCCATAACCGGGCTGAGGTTGGGGTTGTCCACCGCCCTCATAAGGATTCTTTGGTTGACCGGGTGGGGGTGGCATTCTTGGCGCTACGATTGGCCCCGGCTGATACGGGGCTTCGGGTGGCGGCATTGGTCCACGCCTGCCGGGGAATGGTGCTTCCGTATTTTCGGGAGGAGTAAAAGGATTTTCTTTGCCATCGGTCATCCAAGGCGGCACAAAGGGAATATAGTCTTCCCCCGGAACGCCCGGAATGTTTCCGGGTCCAAGGTCCGCTAAAAAACCGGAAGAAGAGGGTGGAGAACCTGAGCCTCCTCCGCCCTGCGACGCCTGCCAATCAGCTAAACCGCTCCAATTAGGGTTGATCCGAGGGATCGGTTCCGCCGTGTATTTGAAGTCGGGTGGCTGAGCCAGTTCGCTTGGGGCGACCGTTTCAGAAAGACTTGGGTCCTCGTTGCCCTGAAATGGCGTGTTACCCGGCTGCACCTGACGGTTGTAAAAGTCTAAGAAACCGCCTGTATCAATTACTTGATCTACCGGCGGCTGTAATGGCGATTTAGCAGGCAATGGATTGCGCACTGGAGTCCTTGCGTTTTTAGCGTCACGCATGCTCATCATTCTGCGAATACGCTGACTGGATGAACGCAAACGATTAATTTCGTCTTGAGTTTGATCCCGAGACATCGAGTCAAGATCGACTAGGCCAGTCCCTAAAAAAGGATTCCTTGGCTTCATATAATCACCACGCCTTACATGACCAATAGCGCGGAGTCAGTTTATTTTTGGCCGTGTCACAA